ACATTCGTTAATGGTATTAGGCAAAAACCTATTAGTAAAAAGAAATTAGACTACTGGATTGATAGTGATCCAAAAGGATTCTGTAATGAATATCAATATAGAAACTTTCAAAGAAATCAGCGACTTGTTGATTTTGACTATATACCTAAAGAGATAGAAGAAAGTATCTTATCAGAATTTGATAGTGTAGAAGCTGCAGGAAGACATAAGATACTAAACTATTTTATTAAAAATAAATTGAACGATTTAATCGGAAACATACAGGAGTTTTAAAGATGGCATTTGATGAAGAAGGAAAGTTTGGACCAACACTAACGTTCCATGAAATATTATTAAAAGTAAATAACGCAAAAGATAAACCTAAAAAGTTAAAGGTTTTACAGCATTATAATACAGCAGAATTAAGAATGGTGTTAAAAGCAGGATTTGATCCTAAAATAACATGGCAATTACCAGAAGAAAAACCACCATTTAACGAAAACGGTGCACCAGAAGGTACAGAACATACCTATCTGAAAAGAGAAGCAAGAAGGTTATATCACTTTATTGAAGGTGGTAATCCAAACCTATCACAGAATAAAAGAGAAGCAATGTTTGTTCAGATATTAGAAGGTCTAACTTCCGAAGAAGCAAACCTATTACTGGCATGTAAAGATAAACAATTAAATAAAAAATATAAGGGTTTGACCGCAAATCTAATCAAAGAAGCGTTTAATTGGAATGATTCTTTTATGAAAAAGTAAGTAAAATCAACACTTTTAAGTGCGACAAAATGTGCCAATTTAGTGCTTGACTATTACAGTAATATTTGATAATGTATAGATATGAGTAAAGTAAAAGAATGGTTATATGACCAAGTTGAAGACAAGATTGAGAAAATCAAACTTGCCTATAAAGATGAAATTATTAACAGAGATGAGGCAATACAATCTCTTATCGAAGTAGAACATGCTGACGTTTGGGCAGGTGATGACATCGATTACAGTATTGCTTCTGAAATCTTAGACGATGAAATGGAAGGTGCCTATGCTTAGTTCGCATAAGAAGTTTAGAAATTTTGCTGATAACTTTGTTAAGAAACTTATCTTTTGGTCTATTGTTGGTCCGTTATCAGCATTAACTGTATTAGCAATCATAGGAGCATTTGTTCAATGAAGTTTAAATGTACCTGGTTATCTGGTTATGGTGAACTAGATCGTTCATCAATGAACTTTTCATTTAGTGAAATTAAAGATTTCAATTTAGATGCCTATATGGGTGACGATTGGGAAAGACATTTCAAAATGTTAAATATTGGTGAAGAATTACTTGTTGGTGGTCCTTGTGGCACTGAAGAAGTAAAATACGAAAGAGTAGCATAATGCATTTAGGAAACATCATGTTAGGCATACTATGTTCGTTATTGGTTATGGTAATTTTGGTATTTCCAGCAAAGGCACAGACTTACAATGAGGCAGTTCTCGGACATATTATTACAGAGAACATTAGAGGTGGAATCGATAACGAAGCAGTAATGCAGGCAGAACTACAACGTGCCGCTTACATATTTGGTATGAAGTCCATAGACATATTAGAATCTTATTTACCATCAATGTTAGATGGTGTGAAAAGAGATTTGCAGATAGAAGTAGAGGAGAAATATAAAGATGTATTATCAGACTAAATTTAAAATTAAACGTTGGATTGAAGATTTTGATATGAAATATGATCGTATTAAAGTATCATTATTATCCATAACAATCTTAATGACTTTGGCATTTCTATTGTCAATGTTAGGTAGACCTGACAGTGATTTTGATTCCAAACAAATGCAAACAGATATTCAAATTATAGAGAAGGACATACAGTCTATACAAGAATCTTTGGATGGTATCATTGATCATCTTAAAGAAAGAAATAATGCCAAAGAGTAAAACTAAAAAATTTAAAGACGAAGTACCAGAAATACCATTTACATATGATTTCTATTTGGTATATTGGGAAGATATTCAGAGTGATGCTGGGTGGAGAGATATGAAAGATATCTTAAATTCTAAACCTGCAACTTGTGTATCTACTGGTTGGTTAGTAAAACGTGATAAAAAAGTTCATATCTTAATGAGTGATTATGGTTATGATGATAAAGGTGGTCTATCAGATGGTGGTAATACTACTGTTATACCAAGTAAAAATGTGATTAAAAAATTTAAGATAGAGGGACTTTGAACCAAAATAATTTTTATTATGTAATGTTTTTTGTCATTCTTGTCCTTACTATTTTATTTCATGGATATGGTAAGGCAGATGTTTATGTTCCAAAGGACAACGATTTAGATTGTTTAGCACAAAACATTTATTTCGAAGCAAAATCTGAATCACAAGCAGGTCAAATCGCTGTTGGTCAAGTTGTTTTAAATCGTGTTGAACATAGAAAATATCCAAATACAATTTGCGAAGTAATTAGACAAGGTCCAACATACAATTGGACAAAAGATTTTCCTGTTAGACACAAATGCCAGTTCAGTTGGTACTGTGATGGTAAATCAGATAGAATTAGAAACCAAGATGCCTGGTATCAGGCAAAACAAATTGCAAGTGCTTTAATCTCAATGAGAGATATGGTTCCAAATATAGTTGAAGACGCAACACACTATCATGCTCATTATGTAAATCCACATTGGGCATCTAAATTAGAAAAAGTCACTAGAATAGATTCACATATTTTTTATAGAGTAAATGATTAATCCTATAGGTAGATACTTAGTTCATTCTTACATCTATTATCATTTAGATGGTTCTATAATCAGTGATGGTAAGTATGATGAAATGGCAAAATATATTTTAGAACATTGGAATGAATTAGAACACCCACATAAAAAACTGATAGACAAATCATCATTAGAAGCTGGTACCATGTTATTACGAGAAGATGAATATCCAACAATAGTCAAAGATACTGCTAGAATGGTGAAGAATGGTTTGATAGAAACCGAAGATAGTGCCACATTACCTGAAGAAAAGAAACAATTGTTTAGTAATTTAGATGAGTTCTTTGGATGACCGAGTTTCCATTATCGATTGAAACCTGTATGGGTGGTTGGTTTATTGATGATAAAATATGCGATGACATAGTAAAATCATATGAAGACAATAAACACAATTCTATAAGAGGTACTATAGAAAAATCAGAAGGATCAGAGATTGATTTGAGTATGAAAGATAGTTATGATCTTGGAATATACCCAAGCATACCAATTTATCCTTATAGTAATTATTTAAACGAATTAGATAAATGTTTAGAATTATATTTACAAAAGTTTACAGAATGTAATAATTCAGAGCCATTTACAATAACAGAAAAGTTTAGTATACAGAAATATAATCCAGGTGGTGGTTTTAAGAAATGGCATTTCGAAGAAACAGGTATTTCAAATAGACTTTTAGTTTTTATGACTTATTTAAATGATGTGCCTAATGGTGGCACAGACTTTCTTTATCAAAACCTATCATTACCTGCCAGAAAAGGTCTAACAGTTATATGGCCTGCTCACTGGACACATACTCATAGAGGAATAGTCAGTGAAACAAATACAAAATACATTGCTACTGGTTGGTATAATACACTTGACAAATGAGAAAAAACCTGATATAATACACCACAATGAATATTTTTTATCTACATAACAATCCTCGTATTGCCGCAGAACAACATGTGGATAAACATGTGGTCAAAATGATAGTTGAATATGCTCAATTATTATCTACGGCACATAGAATGGTTGATGGTGTTCAGTATGCTGCTAAAAGTAAAACTGGTCGTAATGTAAAACGATATAAACTAGAGAATGAAAACCTAGATAATACTATTTACAAAGCAGTTCATTATCATCACCCTTCTGCTGTATGGGCAAGAGAAACAAAACTACAATATGAATGGTTGTATTCTTTGTTTGTAGAACTAGGTAAAGAATATTCATACAGATATGGTAATAAAATACATAGCACAAATGCTTTACTGAATGAAATTTTGAAAAATGCACCAAAGAATATTAAACAAGATGGTTGGCGAGATCCACCACCTGCGATGTCACATTTTCCACAATGTATAGTGCCAGGTGATAGTATTAAGTCTTATCATAATTATTATATAGAAGCAAAAAGTTATTTTGCTAAATGGACAAATAGACAAACTCCAGATTGGTATGTAGTATGATTAAAAGAACAATGTTTACCACATCGTTATTTGAAGAAACTGATTTTTTAAACAATGAAGAAATAAATTCTACTATTGAACATATTAAAAAGAATGAAACTTTTGGGCAACATGCATCTCTACCAAATGCTGGTGGTGTGTCTTCTCACATATCAGATAAATCTGTGGACTTATTAGATAGAATGCCTGAATTAAAAACTAGAATTGAAAAGAAACTAGTTGAGTGTTCTTTGTTGATGGGTGGATATGAAAATATTAAAATCAGTAATTCATGGTCAAATATACAAAAAAAGGGTAGTAGATTAAAACATCATTGCCATCCTAATTCTATTATTTCTGGTGTTATATTTCTAAACGTAGATGTAGATAGTAGTAAATTGTATTTTGATAATCCAAATAAATTTGTAAGAATCTTTGATTATAAAGATGCTACCTCAGATAACTATGAGTTTTATAGTTTTAACCCTGTTAAAGGACAAATGCTGATGTGGCCAAGTTATCTATTTCATGGTTCTTATGATGATCTAAATAATACTGAAAATAGAATGGTGTTAAGTTTTAACAGTTATTACGAGAAAGTAGAATAATGCAAGATAAATTAATAGAAATTACAAAACAGTTTACAGATAAAGATATAAATATTAATTCACACTATATCGATGACCTAGACTTTGATAGTCTAACAGTCATTGAATTTATTATGGAATTAGAAAATGAATATAATATAGAGATACAAGACGATGAGGTATCAAAAATTTATAGAGTGCAAGATGCTCTGGAATTATTACAACGAAAGGTAAAATGAAAGAGTTCTTCCTAGCAATAGCGATATCTATATTATTGACTTGCGGTATAGTTCTTACAGACTATCCTGAGAAGTGGTTTCAACATGGTATGGTTTGTGACGGAGGTATAGGTGGGGGTTGTGATAGATCAACCGCTACTGGTGGATTTTTTAAATGGATGGGAACAAAACAATGATAAAATTTGTACACGATACTTGGGAAAGTGTAATGAATATGGATAAAAATCCATTAAGACATATACAAGACTTACAAGTTAGACATTTAACACTACAATTATTAGCATGGATGTGGTGTATTACA